CCGCTTTTCGGTAGTGGGCCGCCAGGTGCCTGGCTGCCGAGATGATTTCCCCTGGCTCAGCCTTTACCCTTTCGCCGCGGTAACCGCCGCGGCTCAGAGCTGCTACGGCCGCGGGCATGCGGTCCCAGCCCACGGTCCTCTCGATGCCCAGCCTGCCGCCAGCGATGGCCCGAAAGATGGATTTGGTATGATGGGGGAGCTTCCATGCCCCGGGGTCCTGCGGATCCCCCACGATGGCGAAGGCCTCTTTGGGAAGGCCCTCCCTGGTGATCTCCTTTTCTACTGCTTCTTTGACTTTTGTTTTTGGCATGACTTCCTCCTTAAACTGTAAATACAGCGATGACAACGGCGTCCTTGGGGTTTGCTTCGGGAATGGCAACAATGACATGCCTGCCGATGATCATGTCAGCGTCGGCGATGTTCCGTGCCACGTTAACGGCGTCCAGGTAAGTGGTGATAGAGCCTGCAAGCTGAACGCCCGCCTGGTAATCGGTGCTGTTCCAGGTTTTAAGAGTTCCTAAGCTAATCATTATCTGTTATATTGTTACTGGCGGGGCTTTGGGCTGCCTACCTGAGCTCAGGGCTCTTCAGAAGCCCTCTGCCCCGTTTCAACATTCATGCACTACTAATCATCACTGTAAAGCTCCCTGGTGATGACTCGGCTGCTGCGGGCGATGGCCTTGAGCTTCTGACGGTATAGATTAAGCCTCCCCTGCCCCCATATGCGGAAGTTAACAGTGGAGTATCTGCCGCCGATGCTGGCCTTGTCTACGGTATAGGCGGATGCCGACATGGCCAGGTAGCCGGTAGCGCCCATAACGATGAGCTCCTCGTGCTCGGTGGGTATGGTAGAGCTCTCGGCGTCCAGGGTATGAGACTTGTACCACCTAACACGCGCCTTATTCGTGCCGTCGCCCTCGCCCTGCAATATAGAGCTTATCGTTCCAGAAGTCGAACCGCTGATAATACGGCGGGTCCTGGTCCATGGGATACTCCACGGAGGTTATCTTAAGCAGACTGGAGAGGCCGGAGATGTCCAGCTCCTTATCGTCCGCCGTGGTAGTGATTTCTTCCTGCTGCTCAATGGGATATGCCTGGGAAAACTCCAGCACTACCCTTTCAACGGCGCCGTCCACCTCATCGTTGGACCAGCGGTAGCTGGCGTCATCGGTGTCCTGGAGATCCTCTCTCACCCTGGCTCTTATAGTGGCTAACGTTGTTGCCATAATTCCTCCTGTGATGGCTCATAGTTATGAGGTCGCCCATTCCGGAGCGGTGGCGCCGGTGTTAACGGTTAGCACCTGTCCGGCTGTGCCGATGGCAAGCCTGACGAACTTCGTTCCGTCATGGTAGATGATATCGCCCGCTGCCAGGCTGTCTATCAGCTCAACCGGCGAGAGCTCCTGGTATTTTCCCTCTGAATCATAAATCTTGATCATGTTTTCCCCCCGTTTTCGGTTTTATTTCGTGGGGGAGGGAGGTAAGGTTAGTCCCCCCCTCCCCTATATCAAAGGAGGTTGAATGACTTGCCAGGTGGTCGGCCTGGCAAGCCTGCCTCCTTCAGGGCATCACGTGCCTGCCAGATCAAGCTCGGCGATCATGCCGCAAACCAGGATCTGACTATGCAATGAGTCAGCGTCTATGCCGACCACATAGCCAACGTCCTGAAGCCCAGTGCCGTCGGGGGCATAAATGCCGGTATCAGCGACAGCGATCTGCTCTCCCATAGTGGGCTTATTGGCCAGGGTATGAGCACACTCAACGATAGCCATACCGTAGGCGGTGATGATGTCGCCCGATGCTCCGTCCTCGCCTGCGATAAGCACCGCGGGCTTGCCTGACTCGTTGGTGGCCAGTTTCCAGCCTGTGCTGTACTTTATGGGGTCACCGGCGACGACAGCGCCGGCGAGCGTGATCTTCATAGGCAGCATGCCCTCGAGTATCTTGCGGCTAGTTCCTGCATCTACAAATGCCATAAATTTCCTCCTTTTGGGAGGGGATAAACCCCTCCCCTACGTTCTTCGCTGCAAATTAGTCCTGGACTCCGATCAAGGCGGCTGCCTTGACACTGGAGAACAGGGCAAGGGCTACATACCACTTCACCCGGGTTCTGGAGGCGTCCTTCGTCTCCAGTGAGCCGATGCGTTCGACCTGAAGCATCTCGGGGCTGGATATGCCACACAGGGCACCCTCACCAAAGCTGAGGGCATAAATGGTGGAGTTCTCTTCTCCGGTATAGATCCCCTCCACGCTGCCCGCCACGGTATGGGTATCCAGCACCCAATCGCTGATGGCGATAGGTATGCCGTTGTAGAGCTGCACGAACTCTCCCAGCTTGCCCTGGCCAACCTCCAGATTAGAGCCGGCAGCCCGGGCCAGCGCCTGAAGCTTTCTGCGGCTTCTGCGGCTCATAAGCAGCACATCGGGCTTACCGCCCTTGATAGCGTCTATGAGCTCGTCCAGCTTGGTTAGCGTGAGCGTGGCGCCGGCAGCGGCCATAGCGATTACCTGGTCTGAGGCTGTGGCGGTATCAATGAGCTTGATAATGCCATCAAACTGCTTGGGGCTGGTGGCTTCGTTCCCGTAAAGGAACTGCTTCTCAAACTCGTGCCTCAGGGCCTTCGCCTTCTGCTCGATAACGGCTGCCTCCAGGTCCTGGATGTTAGAGCGGGTGGACTTAAGGAAATTATCCACGTCCGCATCGCCGCCCATGATCTTGAGCGTGGCGGTGGGCTTGGTGAACTCAGGGGTGGATTCCACCCAGGTGTCTCCTACGTCGTAGAAGTCCACGGTGGGCAAGGTCTTCTCCTGGGTATAGGTTAAGCCGTTACCCACGATTTGAATGAAGGGTAAGCCCTGCAAGATGGGGCTATCCTTGATAATGGTCTCTATGACGCCCTGCAAAAGAACGTCATTAGACAGTTTTTCTGCTTCTGCTAGTGTTAAAGCCATAAGTTATTCCTCCTTATTGGGAGGGCACAAGACCCTCCCCTACTGTTTTGGTTGAATTCCAGCGGCGATCTTCTCCCTGGCAGACATGCCCTCGGTGGAGATAGCGCTGCGCTCGGGAGCTCCAGCGGGGACTTTCGTGCCGGCGGCCTCAGCCTCCATGGTCTTCTTCACTGATTTCACCACTGCCTTCCCCTTCTCCACGGAGTTAAAGAGCTCCTCAACGGTGCTGCCCGCGATAAGCTCCCCCGGTATTTCGGGGTGAGCTTCTATCAAAGCCTCCCGATACTTCCCTGTGGTTATCCCTATGGCTGCCTCAGAGGCTTCCTTTGCCTTGGCTAGCTCGGTGATGCTGGCTTCGAGTTCGCCTGCCTTGGCTTCGAGTTGGGACGTGAGCCCTCCGAGATCGCCTTCGAGAGCGACTATCTTGGCGTCCTTAGCCTGCATGGCTTCCTCAAGCCCTGCCTTAGCCTTCTTCTCCCCCTCAAGCTGCGCCTTGATAGCCTCTAAGTCCTCTCCTGTGTCTGTTCCGTCTGGCATAATTTTCTCCTTTATGTGAGTTATTATTCAGGCACTTCCATCTCCGAGGCTGTCGCTCTCTCTCTCGCTCCGCCTCTGGTGGACTGTGCCCTGAACTCCCGGTTCATCCGCAGGATCCTGGCTCTCTCCTCCAGCCATCTGTTGAACTCCTCATCCGGATCCTGGATGTTCATTTCGTCCATCGCCGTCCTGCGGCTGTGGACTCCAGCCTGGACTAACAACTGCTCGTTCTGTGCCTGCAATGTCGTGTCGGCTGGCAATATAGGCCCCCACACCACGCGGTGGGTAATGCCCTCAAAGGTTTGCTTCAAATACTGCTGAGCCAGCTTTAATATCATGTCCGTCCTCTGGTTATAGGCGTTTGTGCGTATGGTTCTCTTGCGGGTGATCTTCTGAATCAGCGAGCCCAGCTCGATGCTCAAGGCTGCTCCCGACAGGTCCCTTTCGACGCCACCGTAAGCTGCTCGGGGAGTCTCTGAAATATCGTGCAGGCACCTGTAAATCAAATCTATGTAGTCTATATGCAGCCTGATGCCACCGCCCTGGAGAAGGTCTAACAGGTAGGCCTTGGCGTCCTCGGGTATGGCCCATAGCGCCCCCGGCTGCACCTTGATATCCTCTGCTGAGCCGATGTTTTCCAGCACAGCGATGGGGTTGCCCGACAGCTCCAGTATGCGGGATAACTGCGATAAGGCACGGTTCAGCTCCCGCTGCGGCTGGGCGATGGTGGGGATATCCGAAGTGCCCCAGAACTTCTTGGGCTCACGGAGGTTGGGGAATATAACGAAGGGAATGAAGCCGTAAGGGTTGGGCTTTGACTGGATACGATCGTTGTCCAGGTAGAGCTCGAAGGCCTTTTGTGTCCACAGCTCGGTGATATAGGCCTTCTTCCCGGGGACGGCTATATCGTAGAGGACCTGGATTTCCTCCTGTGTGAGCTCATAGCGGGAGGCCACCTTCCACAGGCGGGATATATCATCTCCGAGCCACCAGGCGAAGATGCCCGATATATCCGGAGCTGTTATGCGGACCCGCTTCTCCTCTGCGTCCCAGGTGACCTTGTAGCAGCCGTCTCCCAGGACGGCACAGTCTATCTCGGTCTCCCAATCAAGCTGCTGCAGGTTGTTCTGCTCATATACCTGGTGCAGGAGCTGCTCTGCCGTTCTGACGATGGCTTTTGACTGGTCGTTGTTCTCTATGGGATAGCAGGCGAAGGTTAATCCCTGCATTAAATAGCTGGTAACCTTGTTGATAGAGGTGCGGGCATAGTTGAATACCAACTGGCGGTTTCGGCTGCTGGTTAGCCATTGTGAGCCGTTATAGAAGTCCAGATTAGTGCGGTAATCAACCAGCCTGCGGGTATCCATGCGGGCGAGCTGCCCGGGGTTGAATTCATTCATCTTTTCTTACTCCTCCTTTTGCCGTTCTGGGTGAGAAGTCCCTGGCTGCCTCTACGGTGAGGGCCAGGCTCATGAGGAAATCATCGTGCCCTTCCGAGGGGTCGACGTAGAAGTTCATGGTCTGGTTGGGGCGATACTGCGCCTTCGCTTTCTCCAGCTGAAACATCGTCTCTTTATGCTCGTTGGAGCCGTCCTGCCTGTATAGCTTCAGCCTGCCTGAGTTGGCAAACGATAATAGCTCAAAGCCCATGTCTGACTTGCTTTTCTGGGTGAAGGTGAAGGGTCTTACCCTGCTGCCGATTTCCTTGCGCAAAAAGCTGGCTACCGGCTGGCCGATGCCGGTGGCGTCCACCAGTACCCTGGTGCAGCTCCACCTCCTGAGAATGTCCACGATCTGGGGGTAGAGCTGGCTGTGTGGAGTGCCGGTCCACTGGTATTGCTCTACTACGCGCAAGGTTGGCTCGACCAGCAATAGCTTTGAGCGCTGGATGACGTCCAGCTCAGCGATGGTGATGACGGTAGAGTCCTGCTTCGGCCTGGCAGCCGTTAGAGCTGCCTTTTCGTCTCCTTCCCTCTCCCCTGCCAGATCAATGCCTGCGATGTAGGCGGGAGCT